GGCCGCGAACATTTTCATCGCTTCCTGAATGTTTTAATCTTGTAACCGTTGCGTCTGCAGATAAAAAAATCTGTGAAGCGTTAATTGTATGCAAGTCTGTATCGTTTATAATACTCCCTCCTTTGTGTTGGGCTATTGTTGATAATCCTTTTGTTGCTCTCATTTTTATTTATTGTTAAATTTTTTTAATTAAAATTGTCCTCTTGCATCTCTCACAACTGCAAAAGAATCTGAGGTACTGTATAGTCGTGAAGAAGCAATACTACCATTAGTATCCATAAACCACCCTGAAGCAGTTGGGTTTCCTGCCGTTGGGGTGCACGTCTTAAGTGTTTGTAGTATATTAAATATTGGGCTGCTTGTCCCTTGCATTGGTAATTGTAAGGTCTCGTCTATCACTGAATCCATTTGGGCCTTAATAGGTAAATGATAGTCTGTAAAACCTTGGAAAGAAAAACCTTCGCAAAATGATATTGCGCCCGTTAAATTAGAAGGCCCGCCTTTAGTTAAAACCCATCCAGCCCCCGTTAACCTATCGAAAGCATAAAGAGTTGTGTTAAATGTTGCTGCTCTTGTTGTGGCCACATGGCTAGCGTTATAATACAAACCATCATCACTATTATAATAAGCAGCGTTTAAATCTATAAATCTATAGTTATGCCCTAAACCTTCTTTATCAAATTGAACCTTATAAAAATCTCCGTTTGCGAGCGCTTGCATTCTACCATCCGCCGGAATTGTATTATCGTAAGTGCCGTTTATATTATGCCATCCTTCGTCATAAGTATTGTAAATTACATCCCAAGTTGGTTGAGGCACATTATAATAAATATCGCCCACACCATTAGGAAATTCTAATTTAAGTAATTCCTGACTATTAGTTATTATGGTTGGATTTATAGTATTTCCGTCAGTATCTACCGTTTCAATTTCTTTAGGTATTGTATTACCGACTTTGGGACCATCAATAGGAACGCCGTTTAAGTTTTCTAAAGGATTATTAAAATAAAGAACTTTACTATTTGGGTCATCCAAATCAATATCTGGTGTGATCTCTTCGTCTTCTGAATTGTACAAGGTGTAATCTACATTCTCACCACTTGGAGTACTAGATAGAGATATAGACCCGGCATTTAATGTTTGAGTAACTGGATCACACGAAGCAGAATCTACAGTAATTCGTTTAGTATTAGCCGTATTTGTTGTAAGTGTACCAGTGTCGTTTCCTAGCGAATCAACAACCTCAATTGCTATGTTTTGCCCCGCAGCCGTATCGACACCCGTATCTACCCCGTTGAATGAAGTCGTTACATCTTGACATGTGTTCGGGTCCTGTTCGTCAGGACAATCACAAAACGAATAAATCAAAACTTCTAAATCAACTTCAAGCTCTACACCAGAAAGTGGTTGATCAAAAATCAACTCATCATTTCCCCATACAGTAGAATCCCCAAAATTCGGCCACTCTTCGCGCCTTGCTCTTTCTGGCTCATTGAATCTGTCATCATCTTGAACCAGTTTAAAAAACAAATCTGCCATTGAATGAGCTGGATCTATTACTTTAGATTGTTGTAGTTTTGTAGTGTCGTACTTTTTCAAGTAGTTCAGTAAGAATATAGGTCGAATCGAACCTGTATAAGCTATATCAGAATCGTATTCTCCCGGCTGTGTTGCTCTAGTTTTTGGTAAGTAAACAACTGGATTCTTAACGTTCTTCTTTTTGGCTCTCTCTCCTTCTACTTTTCGGTGCGAACCGTGCCAGAACTCAGGCGCTTCTAGTTGAAACGTCACCTCTCCTGGAGCAGTTGAACCTTTTAATGTAATATCTTGGTTTAGTGTGAAATCAGTTACCGTATAATTATTCCCATCAATAGTAAGCGACTGTCCCAAGTGAACCCAATATGTATTGCAAACCGATACAGTAAAACTCGTAGAGTTATTGGTCGTTACGTTAGTAATCGTCAATACAGGAGTCATTTGATTCACTATCGACTCAATTACTGTTACTATGTTAGCTGCGTAATTCATTAACCTAAACCGTTATAAAAATCAAGGTGCTGCCCGTTGTATTCTGGATAATCCGAAGAGTTATCACATATGTACCACTGAATCATTCGAGCCGTTCTAATAGCTTCGTTATAATTCTTAGCCATCCAAATACCGTCATTTGTTGGTGTACTATTTTCGGATAGTTGCGTGTGATTACCGCCCGTGGTTACCAACGAGTTGTTTTGTCTTGCGTAATAAAACCAAAGAATCCCTTTGATAGAGAACTGCATACCTTTCGATTCAACAACAGAGCTGCCACAGTCTTCTTGGAACGCATCCCAAATGGATTTAAATCGGGCGTCTAGTAGTGACGAATCACCAACAACAGCATCCCAATTGGCTAAGAATAGATTTCCCAATTCAACACCGAGTAATTGTCGAACGAATGGCCGGGCGTGTTGGTTTAGTATCTGATCAAACCAATCAGAAGTGTTAAGGTCTTCTTGTAAAAACTCTTCTCCTGTGAAGTCTGATATCGATATTAATTCCGCCATTTACCACCAAAAGCCCGCACCGATTAAGTGCGAGCTTTCTAGTGCGTAACTAAAACTATGCTTTTTTTGCTTTACGAGAAGCTGCTTCCTTTTTTTTAGGAGTTTCCTCCGTTTTAAGTTCGGCTACATCTCGTATGATTAGGTCAGAAGCGAGCATGCTATCACACTCTATTTCCTCACCTTTCTTCCTTGTTGCGAAATCTTCTTTAAAAACAATTTTTCTCATAACTTATCAAGTTGCTAAAGTAACTAATGCTGCTGAGATATCTGTAACCTCTAAGAAACCAGTTTTGTCTACTTCTCTAATTAAGAACGCTAAACGTTTTCTGATTTTTAAAGTCATAGTATCTTCAACGAATTGCTGATCAACATATCCTTTTGAAATCTCTACTCCAGTTCTTTCGTAGATTCTTGCAAATCTAGTGTCACCAACCGCCATTGTATTAGCTGCTACAGTGTTGTCTTCAACGATTGTTAAACCGTCTACAACGTTTCCTGATCTGTCAACGAATGGAGGTAAAATATAGTTATTATTAGCATCTTTCTTCAATTTCATTTTGTTGATGTCTACTAAATTCATCAAAGCGAAGTTTACTCTATATTTACCACCTCTTGACGCAGAAATAGATTCTCTTAGTTTTACAATCAAATCATAAATAGAAGCGTCTGTAATACCAGAAGCTGCTGGCACATAAGCAGGGATAGAAGTGAATAATCCAGTAAGGTTCGCGCCTGTACCATCTCCATTCACTACTTGGTCATTGATTTTGATATCAACATTAGTTCTCAAGAACATACCAAGCTCTGCGTAGAACATTTGTTCATCTTCGAAGAACTCTTCTGTAACTGGTAACGTGTCACCAACTTTTTGAATTGGCATTGTGTATTGTTTCCATTTAGCAGTAGACTCTGGGAATGTTCCGCCCTCCGCAACCATTGCCGCAGCTCTTACTGTTGTAGATTCGTCCCAATCCCAATAATTGATGTTTTTGTTGATGTTCTGATTGTCAGAAATAACCTGTTTTGGGAAGATAGCATAAGCATTTCTTTCCGCTTCAGAAAGTTGACCAACACTTGGGATGTCAAATCCGGCAGTGTTTGTAGCAATTGCCGCAACATTCGTTAAGGCTTTTACTTCAACTTCACCAGAATTACCTTTTGCAATAGATTTTACTGTATCTTTGATTGCATTAAAAGCTTTAGACAATAGGTTTTCTCCTTTGTCAGCTCTTTCAGACATTCCCTTAACTTCTAAAGCAACTTGTCTAAGTGCTTTGTTAAGTGTTTCAAACTGTTCGTTGTAGTTCTCAGCCATTTCTTTTTTAGCTTTCTCTACCGCCTCAGTGTTTCCTTTTTCGATTTCTTCTCTAATTAAATTCGCGTTTTCTTCATTCAAAGCGTCAAAGTGATTGGCTTTTTCAATGTCAGAAAGGGAATCAAATTTTTCTTGCGACAACTCAATAGCTATCAAGTAAGCCGCCAAAGTTTTTAATTTCATATTGTGTTTTTTTAGTTAAAAATTGTGTAAAACTGCGATTTTCGAGTGTC